ATCTGTGTTTGAAGGCTGCTGCTCCAGCTTGTTCATGCTCACCATTAGACTTTAGTTTGGTGACCGTTAAATGCGCTGATTCCTCATCAATCGGTTCGACTTTTCCTTTGAAGCGGGCAACCCAGCCTCTAGACATAATTCTTTTGGTAGCAGGTGAAAGAGTTTTATCTAAATATTTTTTTTGCTGGTTTAATTCTGCTTGCGCAGCACCAAACGATAGATTATCTGCTCTATCTTTAAGAGCTTGTGCGCCCTTTAACCTAAGTTTTTTAGCCATTTCTGCCTGTTTGTATCGTTTTTCGGCAGCTGAGGCATATGTGCTCGCTTTCAATTCATCAATCTGCTCAACTTCTTCTGGTAAATTTGGTGTTTTTATCCCTCTGTTATCAGATAATTTGGCTTTTTCGGCATCGGCAGCGTGTCGACGAAGCCGCCATCGCCCTAAAACATCGCCCGCAAAGTACTTGTCGCGACTTCCTGAGCTAGCCTGTTTGGCGTCGATATCAGAAACAGCCTTATCAGCAACAGCTGCGCCCTTCTCACCCCACTTACGTGCAATAGCATTGCTCATACGATTGACGCGTTTTGTGTTTTCGGGGCTTGCGCCCTTATCTTTCATAGAGTGAAGCGCACGAATGGCAGTATTCAGTTTAATCTCATCAATTTGCTCGACTTCTTCATTAGCATCGCGACGTCGAACTTTTATGGTCAGCAGCTTGATGCGCTCAGGTACGTCAGATTCGCTGTCCCCATCAACCTTTTTTTCTTTTTGAAATGGATTTTTGCCTCGAGACAATCTATCCAAACGTTCGGCGTGGTTAAAGTACGCTCCTACAGGAGCTTTAGGAGTTTCAAGTTCGTCATTACCAAATTTATTTTTACCTTTTTTCGCAGAACGACCCTTGAGTGCGTTGGCTGCTTGGACAGCCCTTCCATATGCACGCTCGCTATCAGCATATCTTTCTAAATCTGTTGGTAGAAAGGCGTTGAGATTTCTTCCCAGTTTTTTCATTGTTTGTTTGAAGCTTGCTTCATCTACCTGCTTGACTTCTTCGCCGCGGCGGTTTTCAATATATGCATTGCCTTTAAGCATAGATTCTGAGTGATATGGTTTGAGCATGCGATGTTGTTGAATAGCCTGTTCAATGGCATCAGAATCATGTTTGGCGCTGACCTTATAACGGTCATACTCGTAAGCAGTAGGACCATATTCTAATCGAACTGTGTGGGTTGATTTTTTACTCTCATCAACCTGCTTGGCTTCTTCTTTTTTATTGTACATTTTCCAAGCAGTTCTGTAAAGAACTTCTTCCCAACGATCGCCGTAACGTTCTTTAAAGTCTTCTTTACGACCTTTAACCCAATCTTCCATGCCAGGAGGAGCCTTTTCATTAATCTTAAACACAGCGTTTAATGGAACGCCAGGTACTCTTTTGGTATTCTTAGGAGAAACTTGATAAAGAGCGCTGGCGGCTGCTGAATTTTTTTGATCTTCCGGCTTGTATCCGCGACCCTGATTCAACTTATCCGCATGCGCTTGAGCTTCTTTTTTGTCTGCGTAGACATCTTTTATCTCAACGCCATAATGTGTTTGACCTGCGAGAGAAGATGTTTCGCCTGCAGCATGTTTTCCCTTGTGTATCACAAATGCCTCACCGATCTGCTCAACTTCTTCATTAGTTTCTTTTGCAACATATTCTTTATGGCGATCGGTTAAAGCTCGAACCGCTTGTTCTTTAGAATTCAATTTAGGCTGAGAATCTTTTCTTCCCCAACCGCGAGAATCTTCGAAGCCCCATTTTCCGTGTTTTTCATGATGCTCTTTAGCATTAGTTCCTACTGTGCCTATTTCTTTCCCATTATGATGCACAACGTGCCAAACAGTATCTGTACCTTTGTGATACTGTTCTGGGCCGACTTTAACTCTCATCTCATCAATCTGCTCAACTTCTTCGAAATGAGCCGCTCCGGCTTCTTCCAAAACAGCAAAAGCTTCATCGAGATCATTAAGCTCAGAAATGTCTTCAACGCCTAACAGATCCTTGAACTTGCTATCAAATTTTTCTCTGATAATTGCAATCTTACGAACGTTTAAGTCGCGGATGTATCTTGCACCCGGCTCCATTTCGTTCATGATTCCGTTAGAAACTCGCTGTTCTGATAGCCTAAATTCGCTATACAAATGAGCCAGTTCAATCTTTTGGTCGATTAAACCAGAAATTGTTGCCTTTAACTCAACAGGAGGCAATTCATTTTGCTTATAAACTTCAGAGGACTCAGTCAGGTGTTCTGAAATAGTTTCTGAAAGTGTTTTGTTAGTTTCATTCATCTGTATAACCCCAGCCTTTTGCCTTTTTGAGTTGAAAATTTACGTTTTCTCAAAGCACTTCTTATCTTAGATCTTCTCTTGACACTAGCTCTTTTTTGAGATAATCTTCTTCTAATTCTTTCTACTGAAGTCATATGAACTAGTCTTCCGCCACGTAAGGTATATCCAGGTAAATTGGACATTTTAACTCTACGTTGCAGTTTACCGCGCCTGATTCTAGCTTGCTTTACTACTATTCCAGCCTCAGCAATCAACTCTTGAATTTTTTCTGTCGACTTTAATTCAGCAAAAAGAGATTCGAATTTCAATTGATTTTCTTCATTTAAAGAAGAATAAAGCTCAATGATAGTATCAGCTAAATCAGCATCAATTGCAAAAATACCATTATCGTATTCTATATTTATACTTTGTATTTCTTCACTAATTAAATTCAAAGCTAGCATTAATGAGTTTTCTCTCATATTGATAGCTGCTGGAATTTCGGAAGAAACCGCTCCACTATTTAAAAACGGCACAGTAAATACTAATCCGGTTTTATCGTTAGAGTATAGAGCGACTCTTCTACCATCAGGAAAAGATCTAAATCCAATGCGTTTTAAAACTAGATTCACTGGAATAGGTTGGGAATACTCTTCGCCGACAAGCCCAGATCCGTTTTGCGAACCGACTAAAGTTTTTAAAGCTGTTCTGACAGCCGGATTGTTCACGTTAGAACTAACGGATGTTAAATAATCATTAAGTTGCTTTTTTAACATTGTTGGTAATTGCCTTCCCTGTTGAATTAATCCTTGCGCTTTTTTAATTGCGATCGGATTAATTCGCAACTTGGAGTTGCGAGAAAGAATATTCGTTAACTTTCTAAGATTTGGATTATTCGTCTGAGTCGTCGTCGGAGGGTTCTGCTTCTCCGTCAGACTCATTCTTATCGTTCGAAACTTCATCATTTGTTTCGGTCTCTTTTTCAGGTGAAAGTTCTTCAGTTTCGTTATCTATTAAGTTTGAAGCTAATTCAACTTTTTTTACATCCATAGCATCTTGAGCCTTAACAGCCAAAATGTCATTAACGTATTGTTGAACATCTTCTAGTGGGGCATTACCCATAATAGCTCTAACAATATCAGCAGTTTCCATAATATCCTCCAATTATTTAGTCATTTGTATTAGTTTTTGACGGCGCTGCTTGTCCGATCATTTCAGGTGGAATTCCCATTTTAGCAGCCATTCTCATCTGTTCAATTGACGTCATATTAGCAAATTCTTGCTCAATCTCGCCTTGCATCTGTTCAATTTCCATAGTATTCATTTGAAGAACGTGTTTTTTGACCCATTCTTTAGAAAAATATGTGCCAACATAAGGTTCTATCGTCGTTAATGTTTGTAGTCTGTTGCTAGTTAACTCAGCTTCTTTAAGTTCAGTAAAATTGTTGTCCTTTAAGAAATCATAATGAATGAATTCTTTCATTTCTTTCCATTCATCGACTGAACATATTCCTTTTAAAGCCAACTGGCGTTCTAGTAATTCGTCAAACATAATGCTAAATTTTGCGCGCAACTTTTCGATAAACTTGGTAAACTTTAGTTCATCTCTAGTAATTTCGGCAGCTCTACCCAACATAAATCCTTGATTTTGTTCTAGTCTTGTAATAGGGACGTTTAAAGATCTGTATAGTTTGTTTTCGAAGTATCTAACGTCCGTCAATTCGCCTAAATTTTGACCAGGCGGGAGTGTCGTAATTTCAGTACTTTTACCTTCGCCTCTGCGAGGAATCCAAAAGTCTTCCATCATTGACATATATTTTCTGTCGTCTTTGATTTCACCCGTGGCGCTATCGTATACAACCTTGTTTCTAAACTTGGTCATAATATCGCGAAGATATTGGTCTGCTTTAGCTTTAGGTAGGTTGCCGACGTCAATATAAAATACTCTGCGTTCTGGTGCGCGGGAAATTCTATAGATTACTGTGGCGTCTTCTAACATTCTTAATTGGTTTAATGGCTTAATTGCTTTGTGGATGTGCGATAAAACCAATTGCCTTCTGGCGTCCATAATACCTGAAGTAATTGAAACAATAGAATCTGGCGCAATTTTAATAGAAGTATCCGTAGGAGAAGTTACGATCATAGTTCCAGAAGAACTAGCTTTTTCGTTATAAGTATAAAATTCTTGATAGCCCTTAACCAGTTCAATTCCGGTTCTAGGGTCTTTTTCTTTTATAACTGATCTTACTTTTTTGATTTTTCTTGGATCTAAGTATAGAAGATTTTGAATTCCTACCTGAGGGTTTTTCTCGTCAATAATAACTTGGTAAAATAACCTTCCGTCAATATACCAGCGTTTAAATAAATCTTGACCTTGATTAGAAAAATCAATAATGCGAAGAATAGTTTCAAATTCATTTCTAATCAAATCTTTAATTTTATTGGGGACTTTTAAATCGTCCATCAATAGATTAATTGACTTACCGGTTTTATCGTGAACAATTGATTCGTTGACAATATCGTCCACAGCAGCGTCAATTTCCGGCTGCATAGCCATCTCACGATAACGAGAAATTAAATCGTTTTCGTTTTTGTAACTAGATTCTAGGTCTAGATATGTGCCAAAATAACCACCAGATGTGATGGTTACGGCACCGTCGTCGTTTTGGGGAATAGCGATAGCCGGAGTAGTTTGATCTATTTCCGGGGTGCGCTTAAGTTCAAAACCGAACAGTTTAACAGCCATAATTACTCCATAATTAATGAATCAATATTAATCTTTATTTGTAGAACGCCTTGGTTGTGGCATTCTAGCCGCTGGCCGTTGCGGGGTTGGGTTCTTAACAACGTTTTTAGTATCTCTAGCAACGCTTTTAATCTGCCGCTCAATATTAGAAGCACGATTAGCAATTCTAACTACTTTGTTAAATCTGTTGTTTAGCTTATTTAATTTATTAGCAAAACTGCTAAAAATAGACATCACCCAACCGCCACTTGATTCGAGGTCCAGTACTGATATTGGAAAGTAATTGAGTACTCTTCAATCGTATCATTAGAACCCCAATCCAACTCAATAGGAGAAAGATCTGTAGGGAACATACCAACAAAGGTATAGTCCTTAATAATATCGCCTTGTTTTCCGTATTGGACTACTGAAGCATCAAAGGAATAACCTTGAAATAAATCAGTTGCCAAATTCGTTTCATGGGTATTGATGCTTGCCATCCACTCTTCTAATTGATTGCGAATTAGGAACCT